TCTTCCCCTTTCCGACACGGCAGCGGGCTTGACCGGCACCACCGTACGGACCCCCTACTCGTTGAAGGCGTCGGCCACTTTTTGTAGCTCTGCCCTGGAAGCAATATCGAGGGAGGTGTCATCCCAGAGCTTGTCGTCAAAGGCGGCGATCTCGTCCTGGGTCAGCGGCTCAACGTCCCAGTCCTCTACGAGGTCTCGGACCTTGACGGGGCGAATCTGGGTTCTCTTGGCGTTCTTCGGCCCCCTCATGGCGGCGGCAAAGTACCGGCCACTCAGCGGCTCGTCCTCACTGTACTCTTCCAGGGCCTCAGTGACCGAGACACCGCACTCAAACGTCACCAGGATGGGCACGTCGCCGCCCAGGTCAAGGACGTTGAACCGGATGCGTGCCGCCGGCTTGGGGTCGACCTTGTCGAGCGGGCAATCCTCCTGGAGGCAGATGTAGCTGAGCCGGCTGCCCCTGGGCATCCACTCGCACCAGTGCATCAAAAATGATGCATACGGACCATCCTCCAAAAACATGAGGAGGCCCTCTTCGTCGGGCACCTTGTACAGCTTCGTCCACTGGGACGGGGCGTTGGCCTTGGTGCGCTTGTAGCCGCCCCAGCCCTTGCCCACGGCCAGGCCGCGGTCGTCGTCGGCCTCACTGGGCCGGCTGTTACCGCGACGCGTCGCGGTACGCGGCTCTTCCTGGGCCTCACGCCGCAGACGGCGGCGACCCCCCTCCGGTGGGGCCTCTTCGTACTCTTCGGCTGGGCGCGGACGAACCAACCTTCTTTGTGGCTGTGGCATGTTGACTCCTTGGGTGTGCAGGGGACAGGGGTGCAGAGGACAAAAAGTCTTCGGCTAGGTTCGGCTCGATCTCGCTCCACTGAACGATCCGGGCCATCTCTTCTCGGGCCAGCTTCTCCACTTCGGTAATGACCAGTAGCTCAAGCTGGTCGATCCAGGAGCCACGGTTCTCCTGGATCTGGGACCAGTCCTCGTCGGACCAGCCCAGGTCGTGGTGGTCAGCTTCGGCCCCCACCTCGATGTGAATGGTCTCGTAGTCGCGGATGCGTACGAGGTAGCGGATGTTCTTAGAGACCTTCACAGCCATGACCTCCAGGCGGCGACGACACGGGTCGTGAAGTTGGTGTCCACCAGGCGGGGCGGCTTGTCGTCCAGGAGGCCCTCCTCCTTCGCCACCTGGACGATCCCCTCGATCTGGCGGTGGGTCCAGAGGCGGCGACCGGCGTCACCCCTGGACCCGACTACGGGAGCAGTCTGATAGCTGTTCCGTGGTAGCCACCCTTTCCGCATCCAGGCTCGGATCGTGACCGGGTCACGGCCCAGGGCCTTGGCGAGTGCCCCGACGCGGAACATCTCGTGCTTGACGCCCCTGACGTGTACCTCCACTGGGTGGGCGTCCCAGTCTTCCTCCTCGCGGGTCTGGGCCTTCTCGGCCTGGACCCGCTGCCGGCGCATCTCCTGGGACTCCCGGCGCTTCATCTTGGAGCCGGGGTAGTACTCGTCCTGGAGAGGAGAGAAGATGGCCTGGAGGTCGCTCATGCCCGGACAGGCTTGCGGTCCTCGTCCAGCAGGAAGAAACGGTAGGAGGTGGTTTTGGGGAACATCCGGGCGAACTCGTCGTCGGTGATCTTGTTGTCGTAGTAGGCGGCTGAGATCCGGGCCTCGTCGGGCACCCGGACGACCTCAGTCAGTTCCTCCCAGAGGCCCTTCTCGGTCAGGATCTCCTCTGCCACCTCAGTGTTGATGACGTTGCTCTGGGTGACGCAGAGGTTCTTGAGGAACTGGATGCGCTGGTCCCCCAGCGGCTCCTCCAGATCCAGATAAATCGACCCGTCTGTGGGGTCTTTCTCTCCGTATATTCCCAGGAGATCCTTGAACCGGTTGGTCCCGTTCTTGAGCTTCGGCTCCAGGAGCATGCTCTGGCGCTTCAGCGCGTACCAGTCCCACACCTCCTGGCGCAGGGCCTTGAGATCCAGCTTCGGCTTGTTCTTGGTCTTGGTTGCCATGCCCCCCATTGTCGCAGGGGGGTGTGACCGTTAACCCCCCACCGGGGATTTCCTCCCTACCGCACGTCGCTGGCGTTGCCGACGACGAACCAGGCCCGGTGCCACTCCTGGGCCGTCTTCAAGGTGGCTTCGGTGGCCCGGTTGTGACTCATGCGATCCATGAAGGCGACTACGACGTTCGGATCGGCCCACCCCTCGACGGGTAGGTGTGCCAGGTACTTGAACTGGTTCACCTCAAACTCCAGATCGGTCAAGGTGCCATCGTCCTGGATGGTGATGGTCTCCTGCCACTGCCGGCTCCAGGTGTTGAGGCCCTCCAGGAGGAGGCGCAGCATGAAGGTGTCGTCGGTCAGCCGGCTGCCGCAGAAGAGGTACTGGGGGCCTTGCCTCATACCTCAGCCTCCCGTAGCCACTCGGACAGGCTCTTGAGATCCAGGGTGACGTTGCCCCTGGTGTTGATGCCCTTGCCGTCGACCACGGCGGCGGCGATCTTGGCCTTCTGAGCCAGGAGCTTGTACTGATACTCCTCGATGCTCCCGGTCATCTGGATGGACAGCAGGGTCACCTGGGGGAACCGCGACGACAGGCGCACGATGCGGGCCTGGCGCTGGGCGAAGGCCCCTGCGGACCAGGGGAGGTCGTAGCTCAGGAGGAAGTTGGCGACCGGTAGGTCAAGACCGATCCCGCCGGCATCGGAGGACAGGAACAGCCGGCAGTCCGGGTTGCTGGCGAACTCCTGCTTGGCCTTGTCCCGCCCGGTGACCGACACCGCCCCGGTGAACAGCACCGACTTGGTCAGGCCGGCGGTCTCGTTCTGGAGGATGTCGAGCATGTCCTTGAAGAAGGAGAAGACGACCAGCTTGTTGGCTGGGTCAGCGTCGAGGATGTCCTTGATCAGGGCCACGGTGATGTCCAGCTTGGGGGCCTTGGGCAGCTTCTCCAGCTTGCCCATCTCGTGTAGCTCCTGGGCGTACTCGCTGCCCATCCGGTTGCCAGGTAGTACCCCCCGGAAGTGAGCCGCCGAGAGCCGCAGGAGGTCCGGGTGGTCGACAAGCATCCTCATGCAGACCAACTTGCTCATTATGCGCCCACGCGCCTCGCCTTGCTCCTCCCCCCGGTAGAAGCCACTCAGGGAGAAGTTGCCCCAGGTGTTCATGGCCTCCGCTAGCTCGCGCTCCAGGTCATGCACCATGCGCCGGTACAGCATCCTGGTGCCCTGGTCCGCGTCCACCAGGATGGGGGCCGGGGTGACGACGGCGGGTAGCTGGTCTGCGACTTCGGAACGAGTCCGACGCACCATGTGTTCGGACAGGAGCCGGTGCAGGGTGGGCAGGTTCTTGTACACCCGGACCCGGCCCCAGGGGTCACGCTTGATGAAGGCGGTGTCGAAGGTCTTGAAGTTGCCCAGGACGGTGGGGTCCACCCAGGACATGATCGAGTAGACCTCTTCGGCTCTGTTCTCGACGGGCTGGCCGGTCAAGGCCCACTGGTAGGTGGCCCGGAGCCGCTTGATCTTCTTGGACCGCTGGGGCTTGAAGTTCTTGAACCACGTCGCCTCGTCGGCCACGATGAAGTCGCGGGGCAGCTTCGCCACGATGTCCCAGTCGTTGACCATCTGCTCGGGGTTGATGATGAGGTACTCGGCCTCGCCCCGCTTGTACCGCTGGTACTGGGCCTCGCGCTGGGACACCGTGCCGTTCACCACGATGACCTTGGCCTCCGGGGCGAACTCCTCGATCATGCGCCGCCACTGGATCTTGATGGAGGCGGGGCAGATGATCAGCCCTCCACCCACCTGGCCGTCCTCGATCAGCCGCTCGATGGCAGCCACCGACAGGACGGTCTTGCCCAGGCCCATCTCGTAGGCCACCAGGAGGTGCTTCATGTCGATCATGGCGTCGACTGCTTCCTCCTGGAAGGGGTACAGGGAGCCTTTGAAGGTCACCAGAACACCGCCGGCACTGCGAACTCCAGGCCCTTGCGGACCTCAGCCGGCGATAGCTCGCCTGGGTCTTTTCCAATCAGGCCCCGGTAGTTGAACACTGTGATGGGGAGGCGATGGTGCCACTTCTCCTTGAGCAGCCGGCGGGTCTCGGCTCTACCAGCGCGGTCATCGTCCAGGGCCAGCACCAGGCGGTCGCACCGCTCCAGCAGGAGCTTGATCTGCATGTCAGAGACCTGGACCCCGAAGGCAGCCACCGCCGGCACGCCCAGGGTGTCGAGGTAGGCCACGTCCAGGGGACTCTCCACCAGGAGCGGGGCGCTCCAGGCCAGGAGGTGGAGGCCGAACAGGGTGCGCCCCTTCTTGATGCCTGGGGGGTGGTTACGGACATCGACGCCCTTGGACTGCCAGCCCCACTTCTCCCCGGTGGGTGAGTAGATGGGGATGATCCAGGCCGACTCGTCGTAGTCCCACCGAAGCTGGTACTTGTCGCAGACCTGGGGCGTGAGCCGGCGACGCTCCAGGGCACGAGGCGGGATCGGCCCGAAGTCATCGAGCCGGCTCTCCACCACCATACCGATGGGTGGCTCCCAGGGGGCCTCGTCGTCAGAGAGATCAACGTCATACTGGCGGATCAGCTTCCGGGCGTCCCACAGGCTGACCCTGGTGGTGTCCATGATGAGCCGGGTCAGGGAGCCTGAGTACTCACAGCTAAAACAGTGGTGCGCCCCGGAGTGCCGGTTGATCGACCAGTGATCGGGCCGGCGCTCTAGCTCCCCGGTACGGATCTCGTGCATGGGGCATCGGGCCTGCACCTCCACGCCCAGGCTGCGGATGTCCTCGACACCGATGGCCTCCAGCAGATCCTCAATCACCGGGTGTCGGTCATGTCGTCGTCCTGGTCGTACTCGATCTCTTCGGTCTCCATGATGCTGCCGTGGTCAAGGTCGACCAGGAGCATGACGTTGTGGACGGGGCAGTTCCGGGAGGCGATGATCCGCAGTACGAGGTCGTTGGGTTTGGGCTGGCCGTCTTCCTTCACCTCCTCCACACCAAAAATCACGTCAGAATCTTGAGCAAAACTCGAGGAATATCCTATGGAGTCCAGCGACAGCACGCCACGTTTTGCCTTCCAGGACAAGGCTTGCGTGGTCTGGACGATGGGGATCTCGGTGCGGGACGCCAGTTGCTTGAGCGCCCTGGTGATCGAGGTGAGGGCCTGAGGGCTGCCTTGGGGCACATCCTCCTCTGAGTCCATGAGGTATGTGCCGTCGATGAACACCACGTCCGGGCGGTGCAGGGCGATCTTGGCGGCGATGGCTGACACGGTGGTCGTGCGGCCAGGGTCGTGGATCAGCCACATGTGCTGCATGCCCTCGACGGTGTGCATCATCCGGCTGAGCTTCTTCCATTCCCAGTCCTCCATCGCTGCCGGGTGCTGGAGGTGGGTCAGGCTGATGCCGGCCCGCAGGGCGTCGTGCCGGGTGCGCTGCTCCTGGTCAGTCATCTCAAAGGAGATGAACATGGTGGTGGCCCCGGCATTGTGGGCGGCGATGTTCATGCACATCAACAGCATGCTCTTCTTCACCTTCTGGAGGCCGACGAGAGTCACAAGCTGACTCTTCTGGAGGCCCCAGGTGGCTTTGTCCATAGAGGGGAACCCGGTGGGCCAGCCGGCAATACCGGGGTTGGTAGCAAGCTGACGGTAAGCGGCCATCTGCTCCTCCAGGTTGTCGACCATGTCCGTATCCAGTAGCTCGGTGACCTCCTGGTGGAGGCCCTCCAGTCCCGTCGCCAAGAGCTTTACGGCGATCTCAGTGTCCTGGTTATCGAGTGGCTCTTTGATGGCATCGAGGGTGTCCAGGAGCAGGGCATAGCGCCGCTGATCGCGTAGCTCATCAATGTAGTAGGCCAGCGGCTCGGGGGTCTCGATCAGGGTGTCGCCGTACTCGCGGCGGAAGGCGTCCTCGCTAGGGGACGATCCGTACTTGCTCCAATGCTCCCGTATCCAGTCGAAGACGGCGGCATTCTCGGGGTCCAGGAAGAAAGCGGTGGTGATCCTGGCACGGGCCAGGGCGTCGAAGTCACGGTCCTGGACGGTGCGGCACAGGGCCTGCCATTCGATGTCAGGCACTACGACACCGTGATGGGCTGGGAGGGGTCCAGGAAGTAGCCCTGGGGGCCGTACTGGAATCGTTGCTCCTCGATGCCGTAAAACACGCGCTCCACGTCAGGCATCTGAGCCAGCTTCCGGCCCAGGTCAGGCTCGCAGAAGACGTACCTGACCGGCCAGTTCTCCTGGGTCACCCTGGCTGACAGGGCCTTGGTGAAGCTGGGGCCGCGGCTGGTGACGCAGATGTCGATCCGCCAGGGGGTGCGCTGGTTGAGCGACCACATAAGCGCCAGCGCCCAGGTGTGGGCCTTCCAGTAGCCCACGGCCTGGTCCCAGCGCGCCAGGTTGCAACAGACTCGCTCCCAGGCCCGGACCATCTTGTGATCCGGAAGGGCGGCTACCGCGCCCTCCCAGATGAAGATGACCCGCTGGGGAGACTCAGTCCCTATCTGCCCACGTCGCATAAGCCAGCCCCTTACCTGCGCGGTAGTCCTCGCCGTCCATGACCACGAAGAGGCTGGACCCGTGGAGGTGGCTGGACATGCCCTCGCTGTACCGGAGGTTCAGTTCGGGGAGCGGCAGGTTGGTGGTGATCAGTGTGGGCAGGCAGCGGTTATGGCGGTAGCGCATCAGGTCGAAGATCCTCTCGTTCGACCACCCGGATGCCGACTCGTGTTCGCGGCCCAGGTCATCCACGAACAAGAAATGCACCTTCTCGATGCGCCGCAGATGATCCCAGGCGCGGCGGTTACGGTCAGCGTCGATAGCGTCTTCGACTGGCCCCCTGATCGCCTCCAGGTACAGGTCGATGTAGGTGGCAAGTTCGATGCACTCAATCTTGTGTCCGGTGTTCTTGGCCGCGCCCATGACGATGCTCGCCATCATGGTCTTGCCTATCCCGCTCTGGCCCAGGAAGGTGAGGCCCAGGCCCTTGGCGCGGGCCAGGGCGATCCTCTCGATGTAGCCGTTGACCATCGTCACGGCCTCCACCAGGCCGGGGCTGGTGGCCTCAAACTGCTCCAGGGTCAGGTCGCGGTACTGCGGGAATACGTCGTTCACTTCATAGCTCCTCTCCCAGGAAGTTTTTGTTACAGGTACGGCAGTGGTAGCGTTGGCGGTCTGGCAGCACGAGGTTGGGCTGGCGACCGTTACGGGACACGGTAGCCGCGTCGCCGCAGAAGGGGCAGGGAGGCACCTCCGCTTTGGCCGCGGCCCGCTTGCGTGCCCCGGCCTGGTACTGCTCTCGCAGCTTCCGGGTGGCGATGCGCTCGTTCAGGTGCCGGCGGGTCCACTCCTGACGCCAGTCGTAGAAGACCTCCTTGCCCTCGTAGATGCGCCGCCTGACCTCTTCGGTCATGCCGGCGAAGATCCCATAGGGGAAGTCCTCGTAGTTCGCCAGGGTCCAGCGCACACAGTCCCGGAACACCGGGCACCGCACGCACAGGGCCTGGCAGGCAGCCAGATCCTCGATGGTCTCCCCGAAGTACAACTCGTTGACCCGCCCGGTGGGGGTCAGGCAGGCCCGCCTGGGGTCGGTGTCGAAGCTGGGGTCCAGGAGGCCCCGGACCCACAGGGGCGTGCGCTTCATGCTGGGGAGTATGCACGGGCGGTGTGACCGCCAAGCCAGAACTCCTTGCCCTGGCCGGCGCTGTACCTCCGGTTACCGGGGTCGCGGCGACGCCGGGTCTCCATCAAGCTCGCCAGTTCGTCACGACGGGCCAGGAAGATCCGCCACGGTGGCTTGTTGGATGCACGACACCATTCCGGGTGCCGGCCAAACTCGTCCATCATCAACTGGATCGTGCCGGTGCTGACGCCGAAGTTGGCCTTCCAGAGCTTGAGGCCCCGCGCCAGGGCGGGCCAGTTGGACTGGAGGCGGATGGCTCCCAGCCCGGTGCCTGCCATTACCTGGGGGAAATAATCACGAGCCAGTTCCACGGTGTTGACCGGTTTTTGGGCAGACTTCGACTTAACCCCGTTAGATGACAGCGATGAGAAACGAGAACCACCAACCACCAACCCAACGGG